GCTGCACGAATGCGGTCGGCCAGATCGAACACGCCACCGGACTCACCACCCGGCGAATCGATGTCGAGCAGGATGGCCGCAACGTCTGGACTGGCCAATGCCGCATCCAACTGAGTTGCCAGACCGGAATAGCTGGTTAAACCGGACTCGGCTTCCAGACCCACGGTACGGCGTACCAAGGTGCCGTGAATCGGGATGACGGCGATCTTGGGGTGAGGCACCGGCGCATCACTGGCTGGCGGCGAGAAGCCTGCGCGTGCAGCGAGATCGGCCAAGCCCACTCTGGGGCCGAGCACAGCCAGGATGACATCAAGTTTTGGGCGATGGATCGCCAGCGGCACACCGAATAGGCGCGCCGCCAAATGGGGTAGCAAAGTCATGGATGTCCTTCAGACAGGAGGTGCGCTTGTCACTGGATCGGGCGGCGTAGCGCTTTGGTTCGGCTCTGCACTGCCGCCATCCTTGGAGGTTCGACGAGGGTCAGAATCGAAGATCAATCCCAGGTCGTCGGCACGCTGGTTATCAGCCGCGATCTCACGATCGACGTCCTCGGCGTCATAGCCAAACGCTGAGATGGCTTCCGATCGGCTCATGAGACCCGCGCGGATCGCGAGCAACATGGCCTTGAACTCTTTTTCTGGGTCGACCCACTGCCAGCCCTGCGGAATCCACTTGACCTGCAGGTACTGGCGTCTACGGGCAGGACCACCTCGTGCGAAACCGGGGGCATCGAGCGCACCGGCCAACACCGCCTGCTTGAGCCAGGCAGCCCAGACCGGGCGGCACAGTTGGTGCACCAGCACGCTGTGTTGGACCATCTCGCAACGGCGCCGGAACTCGAGCAAACCGGCCCGGATGCTGGAGTAGTTCACCCCAGTCAAATCCCCGGTCAGCTGCTCATAGGTCACGCCAATGGCAGCTGCGACCGCCCGGAACTGGTTGCGCAAGAACTCGGCGTACGACCCACCTACATCGGCGGGATCGGAGAACTTGATGTCCTCCCCCGGCTCCAGGATCTGCAGCGTGCCCGGCTCCAGACCGGCCAAAGCGATGCCGTTGGCGTCGGCCGCACCTTCGCCCATCAGGTTGTCCTCGGGGTTCTGCCGCGTGACGAACCCAGCGAACATGGCTGCGGTCTTCTTGCGGACCAGCTCGGCATCGTCGTACTGGTCAAGTTCGTTGAGCTTGACCAGCGCGCGTGACAGCCAGGGCTCACCCCGGATCTGGCCAGGGCGCAGTACGCGGTAGAGATGGATGATCTCTTTGGCGTCGATCCGCACGGTCTCCAAACCACCCTGGCCGGACATGGGCGCCAGCCGCCCGTCTTCGGGGTGGGATTTGTAGAGGTGGTAGGCGACGCGCCGCCCCAGGTTGTCAAACTCGATGCCGGAACGGACCACGTTGCCCGAGGGCAGTTCGGTGTTGAGATTGATCGGCAGGTGCTCTGCTTCGAGCAACTGCAGTTGTAGCGGCACCACCAGGACATCCTCTGGCCGGCGGGGACGCAAACGAACAAAGCATTCGCCTCCTTCGAGCATCGCTCGACAGGCCAAGGCTTGTAGGCCGTAGAAGTCGGTCTGCCCGGCAGCATCGGCTTCTTCGGTCCAATCCCGCCATAGTGCCTGCACTTCGGTTTTGAACCGTTCGTCGCTGGCCAGGCTCTGCGGCTTGATGCCGGTGCCGACCGCATTGGCGACGAAGGCCTCGATGCCTGACTGGGCCCAGGCGTTGCGCCGCACCAGGTCACGGCTCTTGATGCGCAAATCGCTGCTGGTGGCCAACAGGGCTGCAACGGCCCCGGGGTTGCCGGGCATCCAGGCCAGCGAGCGGCGACCACGACCCGCCGCATCATGGATCGGCGGCTGTCCGAACAGGGATCGGAGTTTGGAATACCAAGCCATCAGAACCCCTTGGCCGTAGTGACCCGAATCTGGCGAGGGGCACCCGGCCAAAGGCCGGTTTCGGCGGCTTGCTGAGCCAGACCGCGTTTGACCTCACGGATGGCAACGGTCAGTTCTTCGATCGAGCGGTACTCCACTGTCTTGTCACCGAAGCTCACTCGTCGCTCGCCCTTGGCCAGGGCTGTTTCCAGGGCATGGAGTTGGGATTCTGTGTAGGCCATCAGCGGTACACCACGAGGTTGATTTCGGTGGAATCGTCAAAGGACGCTTGGGCAGTGCCGCACGCGATGTCGACGAACTGTTCGGTTTTGAGGTCCGAGGTCGATCGGACGATGGCCACGCGCTGCGTACCGCTGTTGGTGCTGCTGCGCGCCAAGGCGGTCCAGCAATAGTTCGCATCGGGCAGCGTCACTGCGAAATGCACCCGGTAGCGGCCCACAGCGGTGCGCACAACGCTTGCGACGTTGTAGGCACTGGTGATCACCACTTGCCCGCCGACGTAGCCAAAGCTGACCCAGGCCCTGGCGACCCCGGGGTGGCTCGCGTCGATCTTGGTTTTGACCTCAAAACCGATGCGACTGGCCAGCGCGGCGATGGCTGAGGCCAAACTCATCAGACCAAGGCTCCGTCAAAGATGGCGACGAAGTCGGTATCGGTGTTGCCGACATCGGTGCTAGCCACCGCGCCGATGTTGGTGCGGGCCTGCAGTTGCTCGGCAACAGTCAGCGTCTGGGCCGCATCGAAACGCACGCGCACATTGACCGCGCTCAGGATGGCGTCCAGGCCCGTGGTGCCGTTCTGCAGTAACTGCTGGATCTCAACCAGGGTGTCGTAAGCTGCGTCCGCCCCGCCCAGGATGTCAGCCTTCAGTGCATCAAGCAGCGCAACGATCTTGTTCGACGAATAGGTGGTGGTGGTGGCGACCTGGCTGTCGTCGATCGCTGTCGACGAAATCACAGCGGCCTTCAACTCATTGATGGCCGCAACCAGACTGGACTTGTCAGCAGTCGACAAGCTGGCCAGGTTGCCGGCGGTGGCCCGGACGTCGTTGAACTCCTGGGCGACCCGGATGACCAGGCTCTCGATGCGGGTGGCAAGACTCATGAAAACTCCTCGATGTCAGGACAGCCAGCGGCTCTTGATGACGCGCCGCCGTGATGGGGTTGCAGAAACAGCGAGGCCACCTCGTTGGGTGGCCTCGTCTGGGTCGTAGGTTTGAATCGGGGGCGGATCGTCCGGTGGCCGCTCCAACCCAAGTTGTCGTTCGAGTTCGCGCCAGTGGCGTTCCTCGAACCGGTCCAGGCCCGCCGCCGATGCGGCCGCTCGGGCGTAGACGTAGCAGTCGAGCGCTTCATTGCGCTCGCGCATCTTTTGCCATTCGCGCACCGGAAAGCCGTTGCGGTCGCGGCGAGTGATCAGTTGCTCGGCGCAGAGCTGCTGGATGAACTCGGCATCGATCTTGGGCAGGTGAACGAACCCGGTCGGATAGACCGTGGTCACACCGTCTTCACTGACATCCGCGCTCTTGCGCAGGTTGTTGTAGAACTCCAGCTTGGCGATGCCGACGGCCACCGTGAACACCTTGATGCCCCGGCGCAGCTTTTTGCCACCCTGCGAAACGTCGATGGCCGTCGGGGTGCCGATCAGAGCCGCGCCGCGTGGCACGCCTTTGACCGCCATCACCCGCGAATCCCGGCAGGCGCGCACGAAGGCATAGGCCTCCTGCGTCGCAAAGCCAGTGTCCAGCGCGAAGCGGGCCAGCGGCATTGACGCACCAGACTCATGCGTCCAGGTATCGGCCAGCATTTCGCCGAGTCTTTTCCAGACCGTGTCGCGTGCGGTGTCACCCATCAGCACACGATGCTCGACCAACCAGGACTCCTTGCCGCGCCCGAAAGCCCAGACCGATGCCTCGATGCGATCCTTCTGCACATCGGCTGCGCCCACCAGGAGCAGGCCGCCTTGCGGTACGGTGCCGATGCGGTACGCCTCGCGGCGCTCGACCAGCCGTTGCCAGTCCGGCGCCTCGCCTTCCTCAACCCAAGTCTCGCCCAGTTCGGTGTTCTTGAAAGTCTTGATGGCTGCGGCCGATCCAGACTCTTTGCTGACTGCGCTTTCCCACGCCGTCGCAATGTCGCGCCAGGAGCGCCAGCCCACCGGGCTGTACAGCGACGACAGGTGAAATCCAGCTGTGCGCATCCCGCAATCCTCGACCATCGCTCGCCACTCCCCGTGCTCCAACATCCACGTCTTGTGATGTTCGGCAATTCGCGCGTCGCACGACTCGCAGATGTAGGCGGCAGTTTCTGGCTGTCCCTTGTCCCACCGCAGCTGCTCGAAGCGCAGCCACTGGCGATGCGAGCAATGCGGGCAAGGCACGAAGTAGCGGCGCTGGTCGCTGGCCTCGTACTCGCGCTCGATCGCCGAAGACCCAGAGATGGTGGGTGTCGAAACGATGAAGATCTTGCGCCGCGCGAACGTGCGCGTCCGCGCTTCGGCAAGCGAAATCGCATCACCTTCGCCCTCGACGTCTAGCGGATAGCCATCGACCTCATCGAGAAACAGGTAGCGCACCGGCATCGAACGCAAACCCACTGCGCTGTTGGCCCCAGTCATCACCAGGACGCCACCCCGGAACTCCTTGGCCAGGATGGTGTTGCCGGAATCCCGGCTGCGCGCCGGCGCAATCAGTTCGGCCAAAGCAGCCGACTCCTCGATCAGCGGGTCGATGCGCTGCTTGGAGTTGCGCTTGGCCATCTCCACTGTCGGCCAGACTG